TCGACGATCATATTGAATTCCAGTATGGATCTAAATGTCCTCCAAATGTAAAGGCTGCAGGATTCTACAATTACCTATTAAACAACAATGGAAAGTATAAAAATAAGTACAAGTTGATTGGTAATGGAGAAAAACTTAAATTGTATCATTGCATACACGGAACTTGCGAAATGTTCGCATACTTTCCAGGAGACCATCCGTATGAGATAGCACCTCCAGTAGATTATGAAATACAATTTGAAAAAACAATGATCGATCCATTGAACAGAATACTTCAGTCGATTGGTTTACAAACATTAAATAGAAACTTAATTTATTCATCATCATTATTTTAACTCATGAAAAACATTTTAACAAACATAGGAGACTTTACTATCGCAGCATGCAGCTTTCTTAGTAAACATTATTTAGAAGCACAAAGTTTAGTACTTTGGATATTAGCATTTTTAAACTTAGGATCTGCATTCTTTTGGGTATTTGCAATCCCAGCAATCGTACTATCAGGAATGTCTGATATCGTAGTAGAATTGCGCAAATTAAATTTAAAAGACAATGGAAAACAAAAAGACAATTGAACTCCTACAAGAGTTAGTCAAAAAGAATCCAAATGATATGGAACTTGGTAAAGCTACCAGAGCCTTCATAACAGAATTAGAAGCTTCTAAAAAAGAAGCAGAAAGACAGAAAAAACTTAAAAACAATGATTGATACTTCGCAACTCACGGAAGAACAACTCGAATTAGTAGGAAAATACAAAGCCCTATATGACCGAGTTGGAAGTTTAAAACTTCGTATGGAGATTTTAAAACAAGAGCTTACTGATTCTATTGAAGAAATTCAACAACTTAGATCTCAGGAAGAAGAGCTTTTTAACAATATAGAAAACGAAAACAATGGCTAAAAAAACATTTACATTCGACGATCTTAACGCCGAATTAGCAACACTAAACCCACTAGGATCCATTATGGCAACATCTGGATTCTCTGAAGTAACAGAATGGATCGATTCAGGAAACTGGCATCTAAATGCCTGTATTTCTGGTAGTTTATTTAAAGGATGGCCGAATAACAGATCTTGCTCGATTGCAGGACCTTCTGGTACCGGTAAAACATTCTTAATGTTAAACACTGTAAGAGAAGCAATCAACCGTGGTTATATGGTAATCTATTATGATTCTGAAGCAGCAGTTGATAGAGACTTAATGCAAAAATTCGATATTGATGTTAATAAAGTAAACTACCAACCAGTGAATACTGTACAAGAGTTTAGAACTTCAGTAACATCGATCACCAAAAAAATGCAGGATGCTAAAAGAGCTGGCGCAGAAATTCCAAAGATTATGATTATCTTAGATTCGGCTGGTAACTTAGCAACCCAAAAAGAAATCGATGATGCTGCAAGCGGATCAGACAAAGCAGATATGACTCGTTCTAAAGTATTGAAATCAATCTTTAGAATTATTATGACGCCAATGGCCGACTTAAAGATTCCTTTCCTATTTACTAACCATACTTACCAGTCCCAGTCATTCATACCTCAACAAATTGCAGGTGGTGGAACTGGACCAGAATATGCAGCATCTATCGTTATGATGTTGAACAAAGCTCAATTAAAAGATGGAGCAGAAAAAGTTGGTATTATTGTAACTGCTAAACCCGCAAAAAATCGTTTTGCAAAACCAACACCAATTAAATTCCATTTGGACTTTAGTAAAGGTATGAATCGTTTTGTAGGATTAGAGCAATATGCAACATGGGAAATCTGTGGAATTACAAGAGGAATTATCGATCCTAAAACTAAAATTAAAACTCCAAAGGCAACAGCTAAAACTTGGATTTGCGAACACTTAGACGAAGCAGTTCCTAACAAGGAATTCTTTACTGATAAGGTTTTTAATCAACAGGTTTTAGAAAGAATCGAGAAATATATCCAACCAATATTTAATTACAACTCATCCAGCGAAGACGGTTTTGATATCGACGACGTAATGGACCAAGACGAAGATTAATATGCAGCAACCAAATGTCTACAAAATTGAAGAAGACAAGTTGCCAATCAAATATATCTTAGGAATTGAACAAGACTTTCCAGATTTTCCGGATGCATTCGATATAGTTTACGCCTTCATTCAAAGAGCAATTAAAAGTCCTGACAGGCATGGTGCTTCCTTTACAAAGGCAGCACTGGTAAACTATCATGCCAAGGGAAAAGAGGAACAATCTGAGCGCGGATTAAAAAGAGCAATAGAACTAGGATTAATCGACTGCACCTGTGAAACAGAAGGTAAGGAAGCTTATACAATACTTATAAACCCATTCATATGAATTTCGGACAGGACTTTGAAAAAATATTCTTTAAGCTTTCTCTTCAGAAGCCTAAATACTTAGAAGCAATTAAGAAAGGCTTCTACACTTCTGAAGATATTGACAGTTTGCATTATCTTGCAACAAAGTTCTATGGCCGCTTTCATGAAGCTCCAAGTGCAGAGCAAATGAAATTGTTAACTCAAAAGATTAGTAAACAAATCGATCCAGATATGGTTGATATGATTTACTCTTCTGATTTAAAACAATATGACGAAGAATGGTTAACATCAACAGCAGAAGCTTGGATTAAATGGAGAAACTTTGATTGTACATTAGTTGATACCATCGAATATATTAAATCTACAAACGTTACTCCAGAAAATGCTGATTCTATTATCTCTAAAGTTAAAACTTTAATTAATGATAGAAACTCATTAGTATTTAATTCTGATATTGGATTAGAATTCTTTAATGCAGAAGATCACAAATACGATGAGACTGATAAATTCCCAACCCCTTATAATTTCTTAGACCGAATTTTAAATGGTGGTTATGATAAATCAGGAACCCTTACAGTTTATGTTGGAGAACAAAACATTGGTAAATCAATCTTCTTAGCAAATGACGCCGCTCACTTTGTTAAAATGGGAACCAACACAGCAGTAATTACTGCAGAAATGGCAGCTTATAAATTTATGCGAAGAATTGGTTCTAATTTATTAACAATTCCAATGGTTGAATACGATGAAAAATCAAAGAACACTGATTATATTCGTAGAAGATTAGAAAATGTTGGAGATGGATTAACCCCTCCAGGACAATTATTTGTTAAACAATTTCCAACTTCTCAAGCAACTGTACCAGATATTGAAGCGTATCTAAAACAAATCGAAGAAGAAAAGAAAATTAAACTAGGAGCTGTTGTAATTGACTATATTAATATCTTGTCAAATTACAGAAATCCAAACTCTGAAAACACGTACTTGAAAATTAAACAAATCGCTGAAGATTTAAGAGCGATGGGTGTTAGAAATCATTGGTTAATAGTTACAGCAACCCAAATTACTAGAAGTGGATATAATTCTACCGATATTGGAATGGGAGATGTATCAGAATCAGCCGGCCTTTCACACACCGCAGATGTTATGCTTGGAATTATTCAAGATGATATAATGAGAGCTAGTTACGAATACTGGCTCAAAGTATTAAAAATTCGCGACGGAGAAGGCAAAGGAATGAAATGTAAATTGAATATCAATTACACGTACATGAGATTAACAGAAACCGACGAAACTACAAATTCAAACATACATTCCTTATAATGCAAAAAGTCGATAAAATATTTAATAATACGTTTGAAAGCACGGAATTCGAACTTAACGGTTCAATTTCCTTTGAAGTTTCCAAACAATATTCTGACGATAGATCAGAAGACGAAAAAATTGAACTAGACATGGTTCGAAGAGATATACATGAAGTAATTCTTGCATCGAGATTTAAACACTTTAATGAATTAGACGAAATGAACGACACTAAGAAATTAAAGAAGTTAGATATTAATGAGATCTATGAATATGTCTCTGGAGAACTAGTTAAAAAATATTCATTAATTGAAATATTTAGCGAAACGTGCGATTATTTTAATGTCCATCCTAGTAAATTCTATTCATCGCTTGGTAATAAATTTAAAGAAGAACTAATTCAAGAATTAGATACTCGAACAAATATATTAAAGCGTAAAAAAATAAACCGTTTGTTTTAATGATTGAAGATAAAATCTTAAAAAAGCCAGTAAAAAGAATCTGGATTCTAGGTGACATGCATCTTGGAGTCAGGTCAAATTCTTTGGAATGGCTTGAGATACAACAAGAATATTACGATAAAGTTTTTATTCCAATTCTAAAAAAGAATTTTCGCGAAGGCGATGTTCTTGTTCAGGTTGGAGATGTTTTTGATAACAGACAAAGTATCAACTTAAAGGTATTACATTATGCTGTCGATTTATTTGAAAGACTAGGTAAGATTATGCCCGTTCATATTATTTGCGGTAATCACGATATTTGGGCCAAGAAATCAAATGAAATTACTTCAATCGATACTTTAAAATGGATTCCAAATGTAGGTATCTATAAAAAATGTAAAACATTTAAATGGGCTGATAAGAATATTCTATTAATGCCATGGAGAAGAGATGCTGAACATGAAGCAGAAACTTTATCTAAGTATTCATTAATTAACATAGTGTTCTGTCATTCTGAGGTCACTGGGATTAAACTTAACGCAAAGGTTAATAATCAACATGGTAATTCTATTGAAACCTACCAAGGGTACGAGGCAGTCTATTCAGGACATATTCATTACCGACAAAAGAAGGGTAAATTAAGAATGGTAGGTACTCCATACCAATTGACTAGATCGGATGCAAGCAATGCAAAAGGAATTGATTTGGTTGACTTAGAAACTATGGAAGAAACATTCTTTGAGAATTCAACTTCTCCAAAGTTTGTAAAATATAACTTGGCAAATCTTTATAATACTCCGCTAGGAGACTTTAAAAAGGAAATTGAAAATAACTTTGTCGACTTATATGTACCTTCTAATATTGCTGCAAGTAATTCGCTATCTAAATTAATCAACAAGATTCAAAAGATTAGTCGAAAAATAGAACCAAATATTTACGATGAGGAAAACTTCTTAGACAAAGATTTTTACGATTTAGACGAAATCGAGGATCTATATAAGAACTACAATATACTTCATTTGTGTAATTTATACGTCGAAGGTCTAAACTACGATGACGATATGAAAACACAAATCAAGGCTAGACTTAAACAATTGCACGATCAATGTGCATACAACTACGATATTTCATAATGAAAATAAAAGAAATAGAATTTAAGAATTTTGCAAGTTACGGTAATAAGACACAGAAGTTAACACTTACTGGAGAAAAAGCTGAACTATATTTAACGACTGGTAAAAATGGCGATGGTAAAACTACTATCGCCAATGCCATTATATACGCGCTCTACGGTAAATTAGAGGGTGTTAAATTAGCTGATTTGCCAAATAGAATCAACAAAGGTCTTTTAGTAAAAATAACTCTTCAATGTAAAAATATCGAGGTAGTTATCGAAAGAGGATTATCTCCAACAGTATTTAACGTTACTTTAAACGGAGTTGAATATGATAAGGCTGGTAAAAGATCGGTACAAGATTACTTAGAAGAGGAAATCTACGGCATACCTTACCATGTATTTAAGAACATTATTATCCTATCAGTTAATGATTTTAAATCATTCCTAACAATGACTCCTGGAGATAAGAAACAAATCATTGATAAAATGTTTGGCTTCTCAATCTTAAACGATATGCAAAGGTCAATTAAAGAGGAGAGAAAGAATATTAAAAGCGATCTTGATTCTTTTGAAAGAGAATTAAAACAAATTAGCGAAAATGTTATTTCTGTTCAGGTTAAATTGAATCAATTGTTAGAGGAATCTGACCAAAAAAGTAAAGAAAAAATTGAAGAGTTAAAGGCATCTTTAGTTAGCATGACAGCTGACAAAAAGAAACTTGAAGATGCAATTGGTAAAATTAAGACATCGATTTCGGCAAAGGCAACAGATTTAGATACTTCGAAATCTTCCTACTCTAAATTAAAATATGAGTATGAAGAACTTCAAAGAAAGTTAAAACTATACGAGAAAAATGCATGTCCTACTTGCGAAGCCCCTCTATCTTCTGAATTCCATATTGACCGAAAAAATGAAATTGAACATAGTTGTGTTGGAATTCCAGATACGATGAAAATTCATGAAGGAGAGATTCGAGACATTGGTGAAGAAATTGCAGGTTTAAGAACGAAAGAACGCCAAGTATTAGACAGAGTTTCTGGTATGAATGTATCAATTGAATCTTTTAAAAATGAACTACTTAAGATTAAAAATAGTTTAACTGACAATAAAGAATTCGATCATTTAAAACAAATCATACAAGATTTTGAAGATACTGAATCAGAGAAAGCAAATCAGAAAACTGCATTAAATACCGATTATAATTTCTTGGAAGCAATTGAATCAGTATTAGGAGAAGACGGAGTTAAAAACTTAGCAATCAAAACTATTCTGCCAGGTTTAAATGCAAATATTGCAGCTATGTCTTCGACAATGCACTTGCCTTTTCATATTAGATTCGATGATAAGTTTGATTGTATTATTAATCACTTAGGAGAGAATATCAACCCAATGACTCTTTCTACCGGAGAGAGAAAAAAGGCTGATTTCATTATTATCATTGCGATTATTAAAATTCTCAAATTAAGATTTCCACAACTAAACTTGTTATTCTTAGATGAATTATTAAGTTCTGTCGATCCAGACGGTATTTACAATATTTTAAAGATATTAAGTCAGGTGATTAAAGAGAATAATTTAAACACGTTTGTGATTAATCATACTCCCCTACCTCACGAAATGTTTGATAAGAAAATACACATATATAAAGAAAACGGATTCTCAAGATTTGATATTGAGACAATCGAATAATATATAGTACAATGGCATCATATAACGAGAAATACAATTCAGACGACAGCGTAATCCGACATCTTATTATCGGATTCTTGGCTGATTTAAACAACAAGGTTTATTTTTATCGTCAACTAGAAGAGAATAGAAGAGTCGTTATCGACGTTCCTTTTTATTACTCAATCACCGGTGACGATGAATTTTTAAGAGATGCATTTTTATTTTCGACTCCAGTCGGTCCTGATTGTGTACCAAATAAGGCATTTGCCGATGGTAATTATGAATCAGTTCCAAGAGGAGTTGCAAATCTTACATCAATTCAAATTGATTCGTCTAAATTAGTTAATCGTAGAAATAGAGGACAATATACCAGACTTGATGAGAATGGTTCAATGCAAGGTTACACATCAGAATTTGAAATGATTCCCATTACAATGGGATTTGATATTGAAATTATAGTGTCATCACAGCTAGATGCCCTGAAGATAACAGAGATGTTAGTTAAAAAGATGTATAAATCTAACTACTTTAACGTCGAAGTTGGCCACTTAAACGAGGGAACCTACAAGTTAGCATCCTATTATGCTATGCCAGATGATTATGCACAAGAAAGACCAATTGAATATACATTCGATGGTAAGAATAAATACAAAATCACAATGTCTGTTGAACTTAGTTCATTCCTACCATCATTTGACTTAGGAGATGGATATGATTTAAGTGATGTATTAGGAATCAATAACGGTAATGCCAGAACAACTACTGATGCACAAGGAAATATCACAGACATGGATGGAAACTTAATTGATGCACAAGGAAACGCAATTGATGCACAAGGAAATATAATAGGAGACAATCCTCCTAATCCAGTAACTGGTATTAGACGAAAATCAGCCGGCAATACAGAAATGCATATTGGTAACCGAATGTTTGAAATTAGATCTACATTAACGGATCAGAACCAGGCAGAATTTAAAAGAGGTCTTTTGACCGACGACGTTATCATATACGATACGAATAATCCAAGTAATTAAACTAGATATATAATAAAACAAATAAACCAGAGTAAAAATGACTAATAACATTCTGTCTCCAATTAATCACACTGAAAATAGCGTACAATTCTATTTAAACGGACGTGTATTTGAGATGATTGGTTCTGAAATTAATGAATTAGAACTGAATCAAATCGACCCAGCTTATGCTGAAAAAATCAGAGCTATTCAAACTTTTAGCTTCACAAACGAAAATGTAAAATGGTACTACGGTTCTACAAGATTTTCATACAATATTGCCGAAAAGAAATTCGCATGGGGTACTTCTGAAGTTCTAGCTGAATCTTTTGCTAAACATATTTTTGCAGCAGGTATCGTTAAATACGAACACATGATAACTGCAGAATTATTCGAAAAATTACCAAGTATGTTAGAATCTTATACATACCTTGATTTCGTAGCTTGTTTCGAAGGAAATAGTAACAATGTTGACTTAATGAAAGTTGAAAACAACATTTACGTTTCAAGATTTAATTCTGAAAACAGAATTGCTAAATTCTTTAAAGCTGAAAGTGCAACTTCTGCATTAGAATATGTTAAAGAGCAAACTGGCCAAGATGCATCAGCGTTCTTAGTAGAATTCTTAGAAACTGAATCAGTTGAAATCGCAGAGAAAGCAAAAACTATTATGTCTTATGAGTCTACGATCGTATTCTTAAAAGAACAAAGAGAATTATTAGCAAATGCTGATAAAAGAAATGCAGAAATTAAAGCTGCTGACAAATTAATCAACGAAGAGATTAAAGGTTGGGAATCTAAGATTGCTGAATTAAAAGCATAATAATCTAACAATGAAGCACGTAAAATTATTTGAAAACTTTATTAATGAAGGCAACGAATCAGTAGAGCGTCAAGACTTAGTTGATAAATATTCTGAATTTAAGACGTTAGAATTAAAACCATCTCAAATAACAATCGATGATGATGGAGTACCATCTAACAGCAAGTTCTCAAAGGCAGAAGGTTATGAAGCCTTAAGTTCTGGTAAAGGGTCATGGTATATTAATGCTGGAGAATATCCAATTAAAAAAGTATACTTAGTAAAAGATAAATTAAATATTAAGAAACCGGTTGCAGCCGAAGGATTAGTTCAGATTTATTTAGAACATACTCAGCCATCGCCTTACCAAAAAATTACGGCAACTGAAAGTTGGTTCGAAGCTAATTGCATTTTTAAATAAGATTATTTTATAAATTGAATTTCGGAAGGGGTCGCATTGCGTCCCCTTTCTTGGTTTTAAACAAATCTAATAGATAGTGTATAATACTAAAATAAAACAACAACGTGGCTGAAAGAAAACCAAGAGCGAATAAAAATTATCTCAATAACAAAGATTTTTATACGGCAATAGTAGAATCTAAGGATCAGGATAAACTGACCAAGGATGCTGAGAAAATGCTAATCCTATTAGCAGAGAAGGCAATTAATAGATTGCGATTTGTTAATGACGATGATCGAGCAGATTGTCTGCAATTCGCCATTCTAGATTTATTGAAGTACTGGAGAAACTTTAATCCAAAATATACCAATGCATTTGCATACTTTACTGAGATTGCAAAAAGAGGCTATGCTAAGGGATGGAATAAATTACATCCAGTAAAATATAAAGGTACAATATCGTTGGACAGAACCAGCAATGGAGATTCCGAAGACGGTGGTGGTATCTATAGTATCTAATGTCTATAAAGAAAGTAAAACCTAGTAAAAAATCAGGATTCATACAGGGATATTATACTCCAGAAAATCCAGATAAGTATATTGGAACTGCACCAATTATTTTCCGTTCTAGTTGGGAGCGGAAATTTATGATTTGGTGCGATAGAAATGAAAAGGTTGCCCTATGGTCAAGTGAACCATTAGAAATTAAATACATGTGGCGTTTGGATGGTAAAGAACATAAGTACAGTCCAGACTTCTACGTAAAAGTTACACAAGCAGATGATACATTTAAGGAATTATTGATTGAAATCAAACCTGAAGAGCATCTTAAAAAACCACTACCTCCCAAGAAAAATTCGACCAAGTCTTTAAATAGCTACAAATATATGGTCGAGCAGTACACGAAAAATCTTGATAAATATATCGCTGCAAAATCATATTGCGAAGGTAGAAATTGGAATTTTCAAATCTTAACTGAAAAAACTATTAATGGGTTACATTAAAGAACAAATTAGACAATTATTTAAAGAGAACGGCGGATATGCTGGAGCTAAACGAGTGTCTACTAATTGGTTCAAAGAGTCTCTAGATGCTAGGGATAAATTAGATGTAAAGTATACTAGAAAGAGATTTGAACCAGGAAAGATTTATGTTTTTAAATATGAGAATCCTGTAACTCAAGAAACTATGCCTTGGTGGGACAAAGCACCGGTTGTTCTAGCATTGGACAATCCAGAAAGAGACCATACTGATTATGGTGTTAATCTTAATCTGCTACCGGCAAGATTTAGACAGGAAATATTAGATCAGTTATATACTAGACTAAATTCAAAGATCCAAGCTAATATCAAAGGAAATAAAGCATCTGATGCGGTTAAACAAAGACCGTTAGTAGACTTAAAATATGCAGCAGTTAAAGCATATCTAGACAGATTTGGTTTAGGATTTGCAATTAGAAGATATTTGCCAAATCTAAAAAAGAACCAAGCAGTTGTTAGTTATGAGAGTTGGCCTAAGATAGCAATTTGTGAATTTGCAAAGATCCACGGAGCATCAATAGGACAGATTCGAAAAGAATTTATACAATACAATGTAGAAAACAGGAATAAAACCAAGGCATCCGGACTTAAGAAGGATGATAAGGGTAAGAATGACAATAATAATCTTAATATATAAAACAATAAAATTAAACCTATATGGCTGGATTTGTAAATAAAAATGGACCCTTTAGTAATAAGAGACCCTTTAACCTAAGTGATGGATTAAAGAGGTTATCTTCTTTTGGTATGTACTATGATGACTTAGTACTACGCCAATCCCAAGCAATTGGTCCGATGGAAGATCAGTTTGGCTATGGCCAAATGAACATGATGGGTATGGACAACGATGACATTTATGGAGCATTTGCTGCATTGTCAATGGCCGATACCAACATGAGAAAGAACATTCCGTTCTTTGACATGAATTATAAGTCAAAGAGAGAAGAGTTACGTCAGTTCTCAATGCACGATGAAATTGAAGACATTTTAGATATTCTATGTGATGAAGCAATCGTATACGACGAGAAAAACTTTATCGCAAATCCTTCTGTTATTGGTATGGAAGTTTCAGAAGAAGTTCAAAATTATTTAAATAAAGCATACCGCAATGTTTATCAATATTTTGGCTTTGCGTCAGATCAATCGGCGTGGTTCTATTTCCGCAAATGGCTGATTGATGGTTATCTTGCATTTGAGATTATCTATAACCCTGAACAAACAGAGATCATCGGTTTTAAAGAAATCGATCCAGTAACGCTAGTTCCTGGTTATAATAAAGAAGACGGTAAAAAAGTATGGGTTCAGTTTAAAGACGATCCAATCAAAGAGCGCAAATTATATGATGCGCAAATCATTTATATTTCCTACTCATCAATTACTACAGCATCCAGAGTTTCTTATGTTGAACGTTTAATTAGAGCATTCAACTTAATGAGAGTTATGGAACATACCAGAGTTATTTGGGCTGTAACTAACGCTTCATACAGAATGAAGTTTATTATACCAGTTGGAGGTAAATCTAAGACCAGAGCTAAACAATCTTTGGCTCAATTAATGAATAACTATAAAGAAGTTGTAGATTTCGATTGGGATTCAGGTATGCTGAAAACTAATGGTAAGCCAATGCTACAATTTAATAAAGAATACTGGTTACCATCTAAAGATGGAGAACAACCAGAAATCGAAACACTTGGTGGAGAAGGTCCAGAATTATCAGATACAGAAGCACTTAAATACTTCTCTGATAAATTAAAACAAGTTTCAAAAATTCCATTCAATAGATTTATGTATGAAGATGGTGGTGGAGACTTTAACTTGGCAGCAGATGGTATGATTCGCGATGAGATTAAATTCTCTAAATTCGTAAATCGTATCAGAAGTTCATTCCAAGAAATTTTAGTAAAACCTCTATACCTTCAAATGTGTCTTAAATTCCCTGAATTCGCAGACGATCCAGGATTTAAAACTCAAATCGCATTAAGATATAATGAAGAGAATGCATTTGCTGAATTAAAAGAAATGGAAATCATGGAGAAACGTCTAGACTTTATTTCTAATATGAATCAGAACTTAATGATAACTAATCCAATG